AAAAACAAAACCTGAGCCAACCACACTCAACAACGCAAGCATGAGTCACGACACACCAAGTTTGACAAACCACACCACACGACTATCATTCTCCGCCCACACACAAGCATGACATAGAGGCAAACCACCACGTGACGGACTCACACGGACGGATAGACAGGCAACGGCACAGACGGCCACGACCACGCCACACTCACACCCAGGCAACGCGGATAGCCGCGTCACAGACACGGCCATACTCACAACCGCATACGACCGCGCGCATACCACGCGCCACACTACGACACGCCGACACATACACCCCACCCCCAAGGGAAGGGTACCCACGGGCAAGACGCGGGGCCGCTGCGACTCTAGCTCTGACGCTGGATGCGATCTGGGGCTATTATGGAAAAACCGTTCGCTTCTGTGGTGAGTGCTGTTCTTTCACATTTTCTTCACTGCAACGCTTGCCGCAACGCTTGTTGTGAGTAAAATGTCGTGTAGACGGATTGTTGGGGAATGGAGCGAAGCTCAGGTTCCTGACAAGACGAGGCCCCGCAGTCGCGGGGTTTTCTCATATTTGCGTGAGATATCCCAATTGGTAGAGGACGCCGGCTCAAACCCGGTGTGTTGTGGGTTCGATTCCCTCTCTCACGACTAGGCCACGCCTTTTTTGAAAACCGAACCGTCAAAACAGTTTTACGAGGATTTGTAAGGTCGAGTTCTCTGGGATTCCGTTTTGTGTTGGTGTTGTTTTCTTGGACCGGGGGCGTGGCCGGGGATGATTGGCAGAGTAGACGAATGCGGCGGCTTGCTAGGCCGTAAACCGTAAAGGGTTCGCAAGTGCAAATCTTGCATCATCCGCAGGATGGTCAGTAAGGCCGGTCAAGGTCGTGACTGTCGGTTGGGGTTTGACCGCCCGTGAACCGGCGTCGTGCAGAATCTCCGCACAGCATCGTGTGCCGACTCCCCGCTTCGCGTGGGTTGACGTCGGCTGAGGAGTGCCCCCGGTTCGCTGGGCGGCGGGAGTCTGAGATGGCTTCCACGGTGTCGAGCACGTGGAGTGCGCGCGGTCTGTAACACCGCTGCCTTCGGGCGTTGGGAGTTCGATTCTCTCCGGCACCACAATCGCGATGTAGTTCAAGAATCTGGCAGGGAACTGGGGCTGAGCACCTAGGCGGCTTTGGTTGCAGAGAATGTCGGGTAGCGCCCGGAGATCGTTGCATACTGATCGTGCAATGCGTTGCGAGATTTGGAGGGGCCAGCCGATTGGCGGCGGCAACTGTTCCGAAAACAGTCTGCCCTGACGGGCGTGTGGGTTCGACTCCCACTCTCTCCGCTGTCTGGTCAAGGTATGTCAGCCAGCCTAAACAATTGACTACCCCAAATGCCCGTGGCCGAGTGGTTCAGGCACCGGTCTCCAAAACCGGTTACGGAAGTTCGATTCTTTCCGGGTATGCGATGCCTTGAGAAGAGGCAGCTCTTGGCGGTGACAGCTTCTCGGTCAGTGCCAGTCGCCGGCGGCGGCTTCACGCCATGCCGTACGGCAATAACTGAATAGCGCTCCCTCTAGTGGGAGGCGTGGCATTCTAGCTCATTGGAAGAGCGGCGCTCTCGTAAAGCGCAGGTTCGAGTTCGATTCTCGGGATTGCCTCTAGGAACCGGTGGCCCGTGGGCCAACTCCCTTGTATTTGGATTAACCCCGTTGGAATGCTCGCTCGCCACGCTCCCACCGGTTCCGTCCCCTTATATATAAGGAGTCATCATGGCTTGGTCATCTTCCAACCGTAATGCACGGTTCAATCCCGGATGGGAGCGGACCCGCAAGCAGATATTGGAGCGGGACCGCTATCGATGCCAGTGGATTGTGACTGATTGGCATACGGGGGCAAAGCATATTTGCGGCTATTCGGCCAATGAGGTCGATCATAAGGTTCGCGCGAAGAACGGTGAGCCCGATGATGATTCCCCGTCGAATCTGTGGGCCTTGTGCCCGTACCATCATTCGCAGAAAACCGCGCAGGAGTCCGCTGAGCAGCGGCGCATGAATCGTGAACGCCGGAAGGAAGAGCAATGGTATTCGCATCCGGCGTTTCAGTGAGCGGCTATGTATGCATGGTGGCCGGCTGCGGGAATACGGTGTATGCGCGCGGCTTGTGCCGTCATCATTATGACCGTGACCGGTATGCGGGGAGTCCGATTATCCCGTTTCGTACCCGTTTGTGTCCTATAGGCCATTATTTTCAACCGTCTCGTGTTGACCAGATTTTCTGTTCCGGCAGGCATCGCAGCAAGTACAAGCGGCTGTCGGATAAAGACCCTGTGAAGTATCCCCCCAATCCGGAAACCCCCTTGTTCGTCAAGCAGGTCGAGGCCGAGGATATCGAGCCGGATATTCGGGTGGAGTCGTTCACCGACGCGGATGTCATCGCGGAATGCGATGGCGTGTGCGCTGTGTGCGGCAAGAGGGTCGATGTTGATTCTTTCGGGCCTGATGGTCCGGCGTTTAAGTGGAAGGTTCCTTTGGAGAAGTCGCGTCAGGCGACTTTGGCGAACCGACTTCTAGTCCATAACCGTTGCCTGTAGGCGGAATGCCTTGGCTTCGGCGTGCCCGGAACGGGCGGAATGGGGTTGAAGCATGGCTGGCAATGGTCATTCCGGTCGTAGCAAGGCCGGTAGGAATATGGTTTTGAAGAGTCCTGATACCGTGATGGGTCTGGACTTGCCCGCGACTCGTCCTGATGGGCGTGAGTGGCTTGACTTGACGAAACGCTGGTACAAGTCGATGCAGACGGGGCCTATGGCTCCGCGCATGGGCATGGAGGCCGACTGGTTTTCGCTGATGGATTTGGCGAAGCTGAAGGATGATTACTGGCGTATGTCGAAGCCTTCTGCGGTGATGGCCGCTGAGATTCGTCAGCGTGAGGACTCGTTTCTTATCACGCCCGCCGCCCGCATCAAGGCGAAGATCGAGGCCATTGAGGCTGATGATATGAGTACCGGAACCGGTCGCCCGGAAACCCGTGGCGAGGCGGTGAAGGAGGATGTTGACCGTCGCCGCCGTCAGTTGAGGGTGGTGAACGGTGGCGCATGACATTATTCCCCAGCTGACGCAGTGGGAGTACGATCATTCCCTCGGTCATCTGGCGGTGTGGTGGATTGAGACGTTCACGCTTATCGGTCGTGGCGACGGCATCGGATTGCCTATGCATTTCGATTTGGACGAGTACCAGTTCATGGTCGGCGCCTATGCGTTGAAGAGGAATGGCAAACGCAAGTTCAATCGTCTGTTCCTTTCCCGAGCCAAGGGTCGCGACAAGTCGGGCAAGGCCGCTGGTGTTGGCATGTTCGAGGGTTTCGGTCCTTGTCGTTTCGACCATTGGGCGCGTGAGGGCGAGACCTACACGTTCATGGGTGAGACATACGAGTATCGCGAGGGTGAGCCTGTGGGCAAGCCTGTCACCCAACCCGAGGTCGTGTGCTTGGCCAATTCCGAACAGCAGGCCGGCAACGTGTTCGAGTCCATCTACTACAACTGCGATTCCGGCCCCTTGTCCGATTGGAAGGGCATGGGCATGGATGTGGGCACGACCCGTATCATGCTTCCCGAGGGCGGAATCATCATGCCCATCACTTCTGGCGCTTCCAGTCAGGATGGAAAGCTGACCACCTGTGGTCTTGCCGACGAGACGCATCTTATGGTGCAGCCGAAGCTGTGGAACGTGTACAAGACCGTGGCCCGTAACCTCGGCAAGCGTGCCGGTACCGCTGGCACGTTCATGATGGAGACCTCCACGATGTACCGTCCCGGTGAGGGCAGTATCGCTGAAGCGTCGTACAAGTATGCGTGGGATGTGGCCGCAGGACGAATCAAGCATCGTGCCGGCATCTACTTCGACCATGTGTACGCGACGTTGGACGTGGAGGACTTCTCGGACGAGAAGAAGATGACCAAGGCTCTTGAGATTGCCTACGGTCAATCCTTGAAAAGCCCTGATGGGAAGGACCATATCATTCTCAAGGACGGTACCGACGTGCCGATTGAGAACAAGACCGGTCTGAGCGCCGATGGCCGTTATTCGCTGACCGATGGCGAGCTTGGCCCGTCCAAGGACGGGTGGTTGACGTTGGATGGTCAGCTTGACCAGATCTATCAGCCGGACACCGATCCCGCAGATTCGATTCGCTACTTCCTGAACAATCTTTCCAGCGTGCAGAACGCTTGGCTCAGGGAGTCCGACATTCAATCCCATGTCCTGTACAAGGACGAGATGGCCGGTTATCTGGGTTCCCGCAAGCTAGAAACCGCTTGGCAGAAATTCGTCACCAAGAAGGAGCCGATAACGCTCGGCTTCGACGGTTCCGTGTCGAAGGACTCCACAGCCCTCGTTGGTTGCAGGGTGTCCGATGGCATGCTGTTCCTTATCAAGCTGGAGCAATGCCCGGACGGGCCGGAGAAGGCCACGTGGAGGGTTGACCGTGACGCTTTCGACCAAGCCGCCAGAGACATGCTCGACAAGTACAACGTGGTCGGCTTCTTTGCCGACGCGGCCTTCTTCGAGTCGATGATAGGCGCTTGGGAGAAGGACTACGGGAAGAAACTGAAGGTCGGCCCCCGCAAGAACGGCGATCTCGTCAAGTTCTATACGAACAACTGGAAGAACGAGATGTATCAGGCCACGGAGAACGCGGCCACAGGTTTCCGCTACCCGTATGAGGAGCCGGAAGGCAGAAAGCCAGCGTTGAACAGCATCGCGTTGCTTGCCGACCCGAGGCTCGTCAACCATTTCCGGCATCCGCGCCGGGTGGACAAATCGTATGGCTACAAGATTCTCAAGGAATCACCGGCCAGCCCGAACAAGATCGATGCCTGCGTCGCGGGCATTCTCGCATACCGCGCACGCGCCCGCTATCTGGAGATAGCCGAGGAGAAGAGGCGTCGCGCGCCCATTCGCATCTATTAGGAGGTTAGCCCATGCCCGACGTGCAGCTTGCCATCAGGAACGCGACCGTCGAGGATACGGATGCCTGGAACCTCACCCAGCTTGCTACGGCTTGGGGGCGCAGGCTTCCCATGCTCGCCGTTCTGAAACAGTACAAGGACGGCAAGGAGCTTGTGGACTCCACGAGCGTGCCCGGCAGCACAAGCCCGAACGCGGCTCCCGTGTACCGCACCATGCGCGAGATAGGCACGTTGAATCTGGCTCGCCGTATCAGCGAAAGCGTGACCGACCGTCAGCGTCCGAACGGTTTCCGCAAGATATCCGACGATAAGGTGAAGGACACCGCCGCCGACGCCATGTACCGGGATTGCATGATGGACACGCTGCTGCGCTGCCACCTGTTCCCCGACACTGCGGATTACGGCGCCTCCTACGGCTTTGTGAACAAGGGGCGCGGGAAGAAGCTGGTGCAGGCGTGGAGCCCTTGGTGCTGCTACATGTCGGATGATGAAGATTCGGCCATCCATTACAGCTATGACGCCCGTGATGGGGTCGAGAACATTCGCTTGTTCAGCATGGAACGCGACGAAGCCGGCAATATCAAACGTGTGTATTCCAAGCTCGCCACGCGCGAGAGCGAACGCACGGTGACTGACCCCGACGACGACGAGGCCGTGGCACAGCTCGCCATAGAAGGCAAGGCATGGGAGCCGGGCAACACTTGGGAGTGGGCACAGGGCGATGAGACCTACGATTACGCTCTAGCCTGCGAAAGCCTTCCGGTGGTCAAACTGCCAACGCCGGACGGCATGGGCATGTTCGAGCCTTTTCTTGATACTCTGCGCCGTATCGACCGTCAGATTTTCGACCGCCTGTGCATAACCATGATGCAGGCGTTCCGCCAACGCGCCATCAAAGGCGACATCAACCTTGAATACGGCCCTGAGGATATCGAGGTCATTCAGGGCTTGAAGGATGAGGGTGACCCAATCGACCTTTCTGAAAGGTTCGCCATGGGTCCCGCAGCACTATGGAACCTGCCGGACGGCGTGGATATATGGGAGTCTCAGACCACCGATCTGAATGGCTTGCAGAACGTCATCAACGCCGACATCAAGCATCTTGCGGCCACTGCCGGCATCCCGTTGGATATTCTCAGCCCTGACGTGCAGGGTTCCGCCAACGGTGCCGAGTTGAAGCGCGAGACGCTGCGGTTCAAGGTCGAGAACCTGAACGCCCTCGCGTCCGAGGCCATCGGACGCATGATTCGCATGGCGTTGACGTTGGACGGCGAGGGCAGCGCCGCCGAGGACGATTTCGAGCTGATGTGGAAGCCCATGGTGTCCACGAGCAGTCTGGAACTCGCCCAATCCGGCCAGCTGAAATACCAGTCCGGTCTGATGGCCCGCCGCACGGTTCTCACCCATGACTTCGGTTTCACAGCTCAGGATATAGCCGAGGATGACATGAATCGCATGTCCGACCAGTTGACATTCTCCGACCAATCGGCCGGTCAGCCCGTACTGCAGGGCGCCGTGCAGCCGGCGACCGGATGGGATGAAACCACCCAGTCCGCCGTTAACGGTTTGAACGGCGACGAGAACGGCGACGGCGTTTCCGATAGCGTCACCAGTCTCGACGGCGTGGAGACGTTCTGATGGCCGACATCACCCAGATTCTCAACCAGCGCATGAGCCGGTACGAGCGCGAACGCGCCCGACTGGTCGAGGAATACGTGACCGCCGCATGGAAGATGTGGCAGAGCCTGTCCCCCGCCGACTGGTGGAACGATGCCATCACGCAGGGCGCGTCGGCTAACCTGACCTCACGGTATATGGCGTTCGTGGAGCGTATGCGCCGACTTGGCATAGCCTATGCCGACATCACGCTCGGACTTGTCGGCGCCACCGCGCAGGGTCAGCTCCCGGAGTTCGAGGTGGTCAGGGACAACACGGACCCGTGGAAGATGATGCTCCGCCCCGTGGAATCCTACAGGGACGCTTCCAGTAAGGAGCCTCACTTGCGCCCGTCCGCGTGGGAGAACCTTGAGGCCGACGCGCAGCGTTCCGTTGACAGGTGGCTGGAAGAGGCGAACGAGCGTCTTATCGACATCATCGACACTGATTCCATGATCGCCGGAACCCATGCCACGTTGGAACGATACCGTAAGTCCGGCGTCACGAGATACCGGCGCATCATCCACCCGGAACTGTCCAAGACGGGCACGTGCGGCTTGTGCGTGGTCGCAGCCGACAGGGTGTATTCGATAGCCGCGCTCATGCCTTTGCACGGCAACTGCCATTGCACCGTGCTCCCCATCGTCGGAGACAACGACCCCGGTCTGAGACTCAACGACGATGACCTGAAACGCATCTACAAGGAGGCGGGCGGCACCGCATCCGCGAAACTCCGGCAGACCCGCGTGCTTACCCTCACCAACAGCGAGATAGGCCCCGTATTGAGCGCCAAGGATGTCAAGCCCCGCAAGGACGTGGACTGGCATCAGCCCGACGCGGATATGACACGGGAGCAGATTCAACGAATGTTGGAGAGAGCCAACGTGTTCACCGCATACTACCGGAAGGTCGAATCGACCGGAGAGGCCGAACACTTCCGCTACGAGGAGCACACCTACCATTTCGAACCTTCGCCGCACCTGAAACAGGCGCTGGCGTCAAACCTTGCGTTCGCGCAACAACTCAGGGCGAGGCTTCGCCTTGCCGCGTAACAGCAACCAAGTTGAAAGGAACCATCCCTGATGGCTGACAACGAAAACACCCCCATCGTCGAAACGACCGTGGACGGTGAGCCCGGAACGGGCGAACAGAACGACACCACGCCTAAGGCCGACAGCAACGACCTTGCCGACAAGGTGTCCATGTGGCAGGCCATGAGCCGCGAGAACGAGAAGAAGAGCCACGCGAACCTGAAGCGCGCCACCGATGCGGAAAGCAAGCTGGCCGACGTGGAGCACCAGTACGCGCAGGCTCAGACCCAGATCGCCAAGCTCAAGGCGCAGGCCGCATACCCGCAGCTCACCGATGAGGTGTTCGCCGCCCTTGCACCCAAGGACGCGGACGCCGAGGCCATCGAGGAGTGGGCGAAGAACGCATCCCAGTTCATTCTTCCCGCGCAGACCGAAACGGTTGCCGACGAGGGGAAGAAAGAAGAACAGCAGCAGCCCCTGCCCGCCTCCGTATTGGAGGGATACAGCCATACGGCGCCTCATCCTCAAGGTTCGACGGCCAGTGGCGGATTGACTGCCGCATACGATTACGGGCGCAAGTTCGCGTCCATCAACAACGACAAAAAGTAAGGAGAACCCCAATGGCTAAACCCGTGGAAATGGTTCACACCACCGGCTATACGGTGCCGCAGGACGACCAGTCCTGGCTTATCAACCGCATCACCGATGGCATTCGTGAGGCGCAGCTTGACCTGAGCCTGTTCACCGGCGACAAGGAGAAGGAACAGAAGTACTTCGCCTCCATCGACCCGGATGATTTCAACGCCTGGCTGAAGTCCGGCATTCCGGTCGCCAAGGTCACCAGCACCGGCCTGTTCGGCCCGTATGACCCGACCGCCACCGATGGCCGCCAGCTCAAGGTCGCCGGTTTCCTTGAAAGCCAGCTGCACGTGGTGTTCACGCGCTCCGGCTTCGAGGACCAGTATCCGACCGCTGGCGTGCGCTACATGGCCGTCATCGACCGCAACAACCTGCCGGTCACACTGGCGGAAAGCACCGTTTTCGAGGGCCTTATTCTCGACTACGACAAGGACGCTGGCGGCGATGTGACGGTGCTGTCCCCGTCCGCTGCCGGCACCGCTCCGGCCTACAAACTGACCAACGCCACTGCAAGCGCACTGGGTGGCGTCAAGCAGGCCGCGAACGTCGCCAACCTCGCAACCAGTGCCGACGCCGCCGCCATCGTCACTGCGGTCAACACCCTGTTCGCCAATCTGCGCACTGCCGGCGTCATGGCCGCTAAGTGACCTTAATCATTCGTTTCTGAAACCCGCCCCATGTGGCGGGTTTTTATACCCGAAAGGAACATCATGGCCCTTATCAACAAGGACATCATCACGCCCGCCGAGGCGTCGGCCATCGTGCTCGGCGCATATCAGTCCACGCGCGAGATTCTGCCGTTCGGCAAGATTCTGCCGGATGTGATGAACCCGACCGGTCTGAACGTGAGCTGGGTTCCGAACCAGCCGCGCTTCGAGGTCGAGGAAATGAAGTATTCGACATGGGATAGCGAAGCCCCGTATGACAAGACCACCGGTGGCGGCAAGAAATCCTATACGGAGATGCTGCCGCTGCGCAAGCGCCACCGCATCAGCGAGCACGACATCGCAGCCGGACGTGTCGCCGCCACCGCCACCGAGGCTTCCGACGAGCTGCGTGAGGCACTTGCCCGCCTCGGCACCGAAATGGCCTACCGTACGGAGAAGGCCAACGTCGCCGTCGCCGTGGACGCCAAGCTCGGCATCGGCGAGTCGAACCTGACCGCCAACTGGGATTACGCGCGAGACGCCTCGCTCGCCGTCGAACTCAAGGCCAACAACCTGTGGTCCAACGCTGCAAGCGACCCGATCAAGGACCTGCGCAAATGGAGCGACCTCGTGTACAAGGCCGAGGGCACCCGCCCGCGCGTCATGGTCACGACCCGCAAGGTCATGAACACGCTCATGGAGAACGCCGCCGTGATGAAGTACTTCTACGCGGGTCAGGCCCAGTCGGACATGCTGCCCGCCTTCATCGGCGAAGCCCAGGTGCGTGGCGTTCTTTCCTCCTATGCGAATATCAGCGACGTTCTGCTCGTTGATGAGACGTATGAGGAGTTCGCCCGCCAGCAGAAGATCATTCTGCCGGGCGGCGTGGCCTCCTTCTTCCCGGAGAACACCGTTCTGCTGCTGCCCGGTCTGAACGACACCGGCCTCGGCTACACGGCTCTCGGCCCGACCGCCGAAGCCAAGCAGTCCACCGTGTACGGCATCAGCCGCCAGTACGACGCCGGCCCGATTGGAGCCATTCTCGACATCCCGTCCGCCACGCCGGGCTACGAGGCTTACGTGAACGGCACGATGCTGCCGGTTCTCGTCCAGTCCAACAGCACGTTCAAGGCTACCGTCCTCAACGGCTGAGCTTAAGGAGCCAGCATGTCCACGACGCTTATCGACAACATCGACTGGTTGAAGTACATGCGGCTCAACGCGACCGGGGAGCCGGAACTGTTCGACAAGGACACCGGTTTCCCCGATTCGTGGGTGAAGCAGCAGTGCCGTAAGGCCGCATTGCTGTGCATGGCCGAATGCCCGAACGTGTACGCGCGGCTGCGCAGGCGGCGTCTGAGCGAATCGGACTTCGCCGGCGTGGTATGCGATATGGTTCTCCGTCTCGCCCGCCAATACAAGTACAATGCCGAATCGAACGGCAACTACTCGTACACGCGGCGCGATGACCAGCCGGTGACTCCGGGCTACAATTCCAGTCCCCGATTGTTCGTCGCAAAGGACGAAAAGGCCATGCTCACCGGCTACACCAGTTCGCAGGGCGGCGGGCACATCAGCCTCGGCTTCGACCCCGGCTTCGGGGGCTGACCATGAGCCACCTGTATGACGGGGAGCAGCCCGAGGAGACCCACCTGTTCGATGACGTGGAGACAGAACCCCGCATCACGGATGATCTTCTGCACCGCGACATGATCGTGGTGCAGCCGATGAAACCGTATGAGACACCCTACGGTGCCGGCACGGTGCCGGATGGGGACGCCTCCTACTGTTACTGCTCGTTCGAGCCTCGAATCAATAAGAACAGCACGTTTTCGAAGAACTGGGCGCAGGATACCACGCCGCAATCGACAGGTGGCCTGCGTGAGGATGCTCTGGCGATCGTTCTCGCGCCGGAATGGCATGGGGACATCAACACGCAGTTCTGGTTCGATAACGCCTGTTACGAGGTTGACGGCCCGCCTATGGAGATGCGTCACGCCTCGGATGCCGCCCACCATTGGAACATCACCGCGAGGTGCATCGGCCATGCGACCGAGGACAACGGGTTGAAACCGCCTGTCCCGCCCGAGGGGAGCCGCACATGGGGTACGTGAAGCTGAAGCCCGCGAGGGTGTTGAACCGTGACATGGCGATACTGTTCGGAGCCGAAGCGACCCGTCCCGTGGCGGAGAAGGTCGAGGCGAAGGCGAAGGGACTGGCCGACGTGAAGGCGAAGCATTCGTCCGTCGCCGACCGCATCGACATCAGCACTCACGCTCACGGCACGCACACCGCCGTCATCATGAGCGTCAAGGGCCGTGACGGTTCCGAGATCGCCTCTCACTTGGAGTTCGGCTACTTCAACCGGTGGCTGGAACACAAGTACGGCATCAAAAGCCCGCTGGCTTGGATGCCGGGATTGTTCATCATGTCGGAGGCGAAATATGTCTGACCCCACGATATTCGACCTTTCCGTAAGGGAACAGTTGGATGCGGTCGCCATGACACGCGCCTACCTGGACGCCGTCGAATGGAAGAACCGTGATTTCAGGCCGGTCATCCAACCGGAGGTCACGCCCGCCACGGATTCGCTCCTGTTGTCCCATGACGTGATTCTCTACCATTGCGGTGCTCCTGAGCAGCCCGACTGGAATCTGAAGGCTTGGATATGGCAGTACACGCTGTCTTTGACGGTGTTGGGCCGTGACCCGGAACGGGTGGCCCGCATCTGCGGATGGCTGCACCGTTGCATATCCGCATGGCCCTACCGGCCCGGCACCGACTATGGGAAGATCGGGCGGATAGTGGACAATCCCGGTTTCGAGTCCCGGTCTTCCGGCGACATGACCAGTTCCAAAAGCATCGTCGCGTGGACTTCCACGAAACGCATACAGGCCGCGTCCCCACGCGGCTGACCTTATCTGAAAAACCATCAATCACACAATCAGACCCCGCACGCCTACACGGCTGCGGGGTTTTCCATATTTGAAAGGAAAACGATATGGCTGACGAAATCGGCATCCACGACGACGGCGTGTTGACCGCCGTCCGAGGAACGATCTTCATGGCGAAGGCCGAGACCATCATTACCTCCGCACTGCTCAAGCAGTTCACCGTCGAGGCGGCGACCGTGGGCGTGGGCGACGGCATGTGGACGAACCTCGGCCACATGTCGAACGACAACCTGCCCGAGTTCGCGTTGGACGGCGGCGACGCCACCACGTTGAGCACTTGGCTCAAGGCGGCGTTCCGCACCCAGTACGCCCAGACCACCGGCACTGTGACGTTCAATTCGGTGCAGGGCGACAAGGGCACGTTCAAGACCTTCTACAACGCGGTCGATATGACCGGCGCCGGCGTGGCCTTCTCCTTGGAGAAGACCCCCATCAACAAGTCCCTGTTCATCCTGTGGTCCGACACGAACACGACCGGCCGTGCCGGCCTGCTGCTGCCGAACTCGGACATCGCGTTCTCCAGTCTGCCTGCTCTTTCCACGGATTCGTTCGTGGAGTTCTCCGCTCAGGCGAACATCAAGACATCCAGCACGCTTCCGCATGACAAGAACGGCAAGTTCACGTCCGTCGCCTACTTCGCGCCGTCCGACTTCACGGTCTGACCCGTCTCTTCCTTGCCGCGTCTCCTATCCGCGCGGCAAGGAACCCCCTCTTTCCACGGATAGGGCTTTTCAGAATCATTCTTTTCCACGGATAGGAGCCGATGATGGCAGAGAACACTAAGAACACGACCGACAACGCGAAGATGCCGGAGACATGGGACGAGCTCAAGGAACAGCCGCTGTTCGCGGGACTGCCCGACATGGCGAAGCCGCAGGAGCTGAACGTGGCCCAGTCCGCCGAGTTCTCGGTGACATGGCAGCGCATCTCCGAACGCAACGGGAAACTGGGCGACATGGGCTTATTCGGCGACGATGAGGCCGACAAGCCGAAGAAGAAGCCGAAGTACGACGAGTCCGAAGCCGTCATCCTCATGGCCGAGATCGTGCAGTACGCGGACATGTTCTACCGCGAAATCGCGGCCGACGAGAAGCAGTGGGACGAGTTCACCCGTGGCCGCACCTTGGAGAACCTGTACGTGCTGCTGGTGTCCCTGACCACGTTCTATTCGGTGGCACTGGGAAAATCAAGCGCCTCCAAGACGCGCTTGGAGAATGCAGAGTAGCGGTCTCGGCCGACTTCCAACGCTTCTACAACATCAACCTCCCCGCCAGTATGGGCCGCATGGAGCCGTCATGGATGTGCGACCTGCTGGACGGTTTGGAGGGCGTTGACGGGAGCCTGTACCGCGCGTGGATGGCCGAACACCATCCGCTCCCACGGGAAGACGCGAAAAGCATGCCGCGTCTTTCCTACCTCACCTACGGGCAGTCGCAGATGCTGATGCTCAGCATGACGAACCAGCTTGAGATGATTCGCGTGATGATCGCCCGCATGATGGGCGACAAGAAGTCGAAGCCGCAGCCCGTCTATCCGCCCGGCACCGTGGTCAAGCCCGATTCGGTCGGGCCGAAATCGTTCTCCACGGCGGGCAAGTCGTTCGCCCAGATCACGGGCATGTTGGGTGCCGTGTTCGGCGGCAACAGTTTCTAGCAGAAAACCCCTCGCATTCCACGAGGGGTTTTCGTTTATCCTCCCGGAGGTTTTCTCATGGCCTTGTATTCCGCTGGCGCGGTCGGCGTCGATATTCGCCCGGACACCGATAATTTCTGGAAGATTCTCAACGCGGAACTGCATTCTCGCCACCCCGAGGTCACCGTTGATGTGAACACGAAGGGCGTCGCACGCGCCAAGGAGCAGATGCGCGACCTTGACGGCAAGACCCTCACCAACGTGGTGAAGATCGACGGCGACCCGTCCGGCTTGCGTGCCATCGACAAGGCCATGCAGGCCCAGCGGAAGCAGTGGGAGAAGAAGCCGGTCACCAGCAGGTTCGACTTGGACGATACGTCGTTCAATGAGAAGATTCACCGGCTTTCCAACCAGATCAAGCGGACCGCCGGCCAGACGGAGGCGTTCGTCAAGAAGTCGCAGAAATCCGTGGCCGACAGTCTTCAGGACAGTCTCTCCCGCATGCGTTCGGCACGCGCCCTCTACGACAAGGAGGCCACGGCCGCATCCCGCAGGCAGACCATGCTCATCAAGGACGAGCACGCCGCCTACGACATGTACGCGGAGGCCATCGAGAACGGGCGCAAACGTCAGGAGCAGTTGACCCGCAGCCAAGCCGATGTCAGTAAGACCCTTGACTGGTCCATCAAGAAGATGAAGGAGCTGCGCGAGGCCGGGAACATCGACACCGCGAACTGGTACAAGAACAGTCGCATCCCCGAGCTGCGCGAACAGCTCAAGGGCCTGAAAGCCGACCTGAAGGCGGTAGGCAAGGAGATAGCGGAGAACAAGAAGGCGCAGGACAAGCTCTTCTCCGCCGATTTCGACAACAAGGTAGCGGCACAGCAGCGTCTTATCGACTCCAACACCAAGAAGTGGGAGAAGGCGACCGACGCCATCTCCAAGTATTCGGACGCCGAGCTCATGCGCAAGGCGCGGCTCAAAGACTTCAACCGTGAGAACGACCGGCTGTTCTCCGGCCTGAACAAGATTCTCGACCTTGAGGAGAAGTCCGAGAAGCTGAACCGCAGGCAGCTCCAGCAGCTGTCGAAGCTCACGGCCGGCCAGAAGGCGTTGGCCGAGGTGTTCGAAGACACGGGAACCAGCGTCAAACGCCTCAACGCGGTACAGAACGATTCGCGCCGCACGATGGACAAGCAGCGCAAGACCGCCCGCGAACTGACCAGCCTGTTCGACGAGCAGGAGACCCAGATCAACGCGCTTTCCGCCGCGTTCCAGAAGTTCAAGCCCATGGGCATCGACAAGAACCTCGGCAAGGAGCTCAACAATACCTTCGACCAGCTGAAGAAGCTGCGCGACTTCGCATCCCGCAAGCCGATCACCGCCAAAGCCACATTGGATAAGACCCAATGGGACAAAAAATACGCGGAACTGATGTATGACGCGGAGAAGCTGCGCGCCAAACTCGACCGGGAGCATGAGGTCAACGTCCGCGTCAAGGTGTGGGAGGACAACGCCGACAAGCTCGAAGCCCGGTTGGAGAAGCTGCGTCATACGCGCCTCGACATTCCCGTGGACTGGCAGGTCGATCAGGAACGAATCATCGCGTCGATGCGTGAGACCGCCGCCAAGATCAAAGCCAATCCCGAACGTCGTTGGGAGCTTGAAGCCGACCTCGACCTGCAAATGCATCGCGCCGAGGAGAAGCTGAAGAAATTCGAGGACAAGAACGACGAGCTGAAGATGGATTTGGACTTGGAGACCGCGTTGGCCCGAGCCCATCTCGCCTACTTCACCCGCCCCCGCACCATCGACATCTTCGCTAATTTCAAGGGCACTGACCTTGGCAAGATTTTCTCCGGCATGACCAGTGGTGCGACCGGTTTGAAGGGCGTGCAGAACCAGTTCGACAGTCTTGTGAACCTGTTCGACAAGCTCGACAAGGTGGTTCCCAAGTGGTCGATTCTCGGTGCCGGCGTCACCGCGTTGGGTGCCGGACTCCTGAACCTGGGACGCACTGCGGGCGGTGTCGGCGTCAGCCTCGTGTCCATGAGCAAGGCCGCGTTGGCCGCTCCCGCCGCGTTGGCTGGTCTGGCGTCCGCAGGCTACGTGGGCTACCGGGTGTTCGGTGATTTGAAGGAAAAGTTCGATGTTACCAAGACCTCGCTGGCGAACCTGAACAAGGAGTTGGGCGACAACGCTTGGAACGAGTACGGGGATAACCTGTACCGTCTCGCCAACGACGTGGCCCCCTCACTGTCCAAGGGTTTGAACGGTATCGCCGTCGAGGAAGGCAAGGTGCTCAACGGGCTTATCGACGTGGTGCGCCAGTCGAACGAAGCCGACCAACTACCGCGTATCTTCGAGAACACTCGTCTCGCGGTGTCCGAACTGAACCCGGGCTTGCAGTCACTGGCCCGCGCGTTCCTCGGCTTGGGCGACCAGTCCAGCCAGTATCTGCCCCGCATGGCCTCCTACATTTCCGACGTGGCCGAGAAGTGGGCGAACTGGGTGGATACCGCCGAACGTACCGGTCAAGTCTCTAAGGCGATGGAAAAGGCCATCGAACAGGGCGGCTATCTGAAATCGTCCGTGTTCGACCTGATAGGCGTGTTTGAGGGCACGTTGGGTACTCTGGCGAAGACCGAGAACGGTATCCAAGGTTTTTCCGAGGCTTTGGAGAAAGCCAACAAGGCCGTTCACACCATCAAGTTCCAAGAGACTTTGGAGGCTTGGAGCGCTGGTGCGCAGGACGCGCAGGACAAGATGCGCAACGCTTTCAAGGATATTGGCGACGCCGCGTACTCGTTGAAGGACACCACTCGCGCGGTGTTCGGTGACGCGGGCCAGATCGTAGGCGAGGGCATCACTGGGTTGAGTCGCGTGTTGCAGCAGTCCGGTGGTGGAATCCGCGATTTCAGTTCCGGTGTCCGCGACGGGTTCAGCCAGGTGTTTGACGCGGTGGGTGACGCGGGCCCCATGTTCTCCGATTTGGCGAGCATGGTGGGCCAGTTGTCGCGCACGTTCGGCGGCACGTTCGCGTCCGCTTTGCGTACCGTGAGCCCGCTTATCAGCACCATCGCCAAGGGTGCCACCGGCGTGGCCCAAGCGTTCGACTCGTTGCCGGGGCCGGTGAAAAGCATCATCACATTGTGGGCCACGTTCGGTCGTGCGGGCAAGACGGCGTTCGAGTCGTTGAAGACCGGCATGTTGCAGAACATCCAGTCCACGATGCGATACCAGAAGATGCTCAGCGAACTGGGTTTGAGCGCCGAACAGGCGTCCGTGAAAATGGGCACCCTGATTAAGGCGATGAACCAGTTGCGTTCCGGCAATTATGCGGGTATTCTGTCCGGTGCCATCAGCGAGGTCAATTCCCTCGGCATGGCGGCGGAAGCTAACTCGAAGAAGCTGCTCCTTCCGGGGAACGCTGCCAAGGAGACTTCCAAGGACATGGGCGGCTTGGTCGGTGCGAACGGTCAGGCCATCGCCTCCATCCGTTCGGCCGGGGAGCAGGCCGAACAGCAGTCCGGCAGGTTCGGTTCGTTGAAGACCGGCGTGAAGAACCTGTGGGATGCGTTCGGCGGCTGGACGACGGTTGCCGGTCTGGGAATCAGCGCGGGCATCGCCGTCATCGGCAATGCGATATCCGACTACACGACGAAGGCGGAAGCATCCAAGCAGGCGATGGACAAGGTCATCGACGGCATGAAGGGCATCAAGTCCAACGCCAAGGAGGCGGCGGACGCGTTCAACGATTTCAAGTCGGAGACCACGAAACAGTGGGATGACCCGTCGCTCCTGTTCGGCAAGGACGGTGGCGGCGCGGTCACTGAATGGCTCGTCAAGGTCAGCGGCGGCTACACGTCCGCAGCCGACGCGGCCAAACGTCTGGGCATCAATACCAGTACGCTGACCGATGCGGTCAGCGGCAACGAGGCCGGCTACAAGAAGCTCGTCAAACAGTTGGAGGCGCAAAGCAAGGAGACATACAAGGCCAGCGACCAGTACGGCATGATGGTCGAGAAGCAGACCGATGCCGCCATCGCCGCCGACACGCTGTTGCAGGCGTTGAAGAAGCAGCACAAGGAAGGCTTGGAGAAATCCGTCAAGGAGCAGATGAAATATCTGCGTTCCCTCGAACAGATCTCCGATTCCTCCTCCGCGCTGTCCGACAAGCTCAGCTCGCTCGCCACGACGGTCAAGGCGAACGGTCAGGCGTTCAAGGAAAACGGCGAACTGGCTGACGCCAACAACGCCGCCTATGTGCGCACCGACAAGGCGATGAAGGATGTGGCCGCTACCGCGTTGCTGTCCGCCCATCAGCTTCTCTCCTATGGTGAGAAGAACGGTCAGGTGGAGGAGTACACGCAGAAGGCCGCAAACTCCATTTATGAGGCGCGTGAGGCCATCGTGCAGCAGGCTCAGGCCGCTGGCATGAGTGAGGAAGCTGCTGAAAGGTACGCTGATTCGCTTGGTCTGATTCCCTCTGATGTGGGTACCACGATCACCGCTCATTCGGAAATCGCCCAAGATGCGGTGGATAAGCTCGTGCAGGGCATATCCGGTCTGACCGATGGTGAGAAAGAGATCGTTATCCGGCTACGTGAAGCTGGAGTGGTCACCACGTTGGACGGTGTTCTCAGTCTTGTTGAGCAGCTGATGAAAGGCGACTTGTCCGAGAGGGACCTCACATTGCTGTTGAACGCGAAGGGCAATGCTCGCTGGGAGACAGGCGAGGTCAAGGAGAATCTTCTTGCTCTCGGCATGTCCAAGAAAGCCTACAAGTGGCTGTTCTCAGGTGAGGGCAACGCTGAGGAGCGCATGCAGAAGGTCAGGGACGAGCTCGGCTATCTGAACCTGACCGACGAGCAGATACAGTGGATTCTCGACTGTATCGACCACGCTTCCGGCAAGATAAAGGACGTGGAGAAGAATAAGGTTCCCGCCGCCAAGGGCGTCAGCTTCAACATCGACGCCAACGATGATGACGCTCAGGTGAAACTCGCCTCCTATAGGGAGTCCGATGGTGAAAAGCTCGCTGAGAATAATATTCTCGTCAGCGCCGTCGATAACACCAGCGAGGGCACCGAGTCCGCTAAGGCGAACGTGTTCAGTGTTCCCCATGAATGGTGGTCGTGGCTGTTCGGACTTGATGGCACCAGTGGCCCATCCGGTATCGCGAAGAACGCCGTTGAGAGCATTCCTCAGCAGTGGCAGTCTATATTGACTGGTTCCGGCAATACGACGCTGTTTTCCAACATCGCCAATAATGCGGTTCGGAATATTCCTCAGCAGTGGTTGTCCATGTTTACGGGTCTCGGCAATACGCCATCGTTTGCCGGAACGGCACGAAGCATGATCGGCAAGGTGCCCACCTATCATTCCACGACGTTGAATGCGATGGGCAACGCTTTGGATGTCGCGTCGAACCTGCTATCCACTCTGCGGTCAATCGCTGGTCGCACATGGACGGCTTTCATCGACACGATATCCGGGGGTGGCGGTCATGCTACCGGTGGTCGTATCTATGGTCCCGGTACTTCCACTTCTGATTCGATTCCGGCGATGCTGTCCAATGGTGAGATGGTGCTTCGTGCCGCAGCCGTCAAGAAGATTGACGCCTTGTATGGCAGGAGTTTCCTGAACACGTTGAACGCGGTCGGCAGTGTGGAGAAAGCCATGCAACCGTCCGCGTTCGCGTTGAACGCTCGCAGGAAGTCTCAGGCGTATGCGACCGGTGGCCGCGTATCCACGGCGAACGGCTCGTGGAACATCGAGGTCAACCCTGTTGTCAACGTCGAAGCGAACGGCAACTTGAACGCCGGCGTGCGCGAGTTGAACAACCGTGTGGACGAACTGAACCGACAGGTAGGGGCTCTTGCGGCCGGACTGCCGTCCGTGATCTCGGAGAACAGCAGTCCGTGGCCTTCGCAGAGGGCGTTCAACCGTGATGTGAGAGGAGCCCTATGAGCGAACTGACCTACACGTCAGGCGTGACCGGACAGGTGTTCGACTTGGAATCCAAACTGTCGTGGGGTGCGGCCCTCGGACTGCGATCCCGCGAATGGGATTACTCGCTGACCTACCGTGGATTGGGTATGCCTACACGCAAGGCTCGTGAGGTAAGTGTCAGCATGAGCGTCATAAACCCGTCCGATTTGGATGCGTTCATGCGTGCTACGGACGCGGATATTCAGATGAACCAGCCCGGTGTGATAACCGGGCTGGCCGAGTCCGGCGCGGCATGGACGCAGCATGCGGTCATCGTGAAAACCAGCCCCCAGTCGCATCATCGTGCGTCGGACGCCAGCATTGATTTGACCATCGTGCTGTTGGACGGCGTGTGGCGGAGACGGTTGGACGTGCAGCATTTCTGGTCGGATGTGTTGCAGCCCGGCTTGGATTTGGATTACCCGCACGATTACCCGCACGACTATATGCCGACCATGAGGAACACGACCGTGGTGAATCCGATGCCCGCGCCGATGCCGTTCGAAATGGTCTGGTTCGGCCCCGTGTCGAAACCCCAGTTGACGTTGGGGGGCAACCGGTACGAGTTGGACATGGACATTCCCTCGGGCGGCTACGTGACCATTTCCAGTGTGGAGGGTGAGAAAAGCATCATCCTGACCACTGAGAACGGCGACACGTCGAACGTGTTCTCCAAGGGTGTGCGCACGGGCGGTGAGAACGGGGGAAGCTACATCTTCCAGCCGATACCGTCCGGCGAGCTCGCTGCTCAATGGAACAAGTTCGGCATCGATCTGACGATCATCGAGGAGGCGAGTGAACCGCAATGGGTGTAGGGCTTGTGGTGACCGACGCGAACCATGTGGATTCGATGATGGTCGAGGATTATTCGTTGGATTGCGCGTGGGGCAAGGACGAGAACGATTTCGAGTTGACGGTGGACAAGCTCATTCCGCAGGGCGCGTTCGTCTACTTGGAGGAGTCCGAGTGCGGCGGGATAGTTGATGCGTTGCGCGACCAGTTGGAGCGTGGTGATTCCACGCTCACGTATTCGGGGCGCACGTGGCATGGCATGTTGGAGAACAAGATTCTCGCCCCGGATTCGGGGCAGGATTACCTCACCGTGTCAGGCAACGCCTCCACCATATTGGGCGCGTTGTTGTCCCGTGTCTCGCTCACCCCGTTGTTCAAAGCGGTCGTTTCCCCGTCCGGCGACGTGTCCATCAAGTCCTACCGGTTCGAACGGTATGTGGACGCGTACACGGGCGTCTGCGCGATGGCGAAAGCGAACGGTTTGAAACTCAAGGTCGCTTACCGGTCAGGCCATGTCGAAACATGGCTGGAGCCGGCGGGCGACTACGGGAATGATATCGACTCCGACCTGTTGGATTTCGACGCTTCGCGCACGTGGCGCAAACCGAATCACATGATCGGCTTGGGCAAGGGCGAGTTGAAGGACCGTATTGTCAGCCACTGGTATGCGGACTCGAAAGGCAACGTCACCCAAACCCAGACGTTCAAGGGTTTGGACGAGATTGCCCAAGTGTACGACTATTCGTCGGCCGAGGCGGACGAGTTGGCGAAGAACACGAAGAAGAAACTTCAGGACTTGCAGTCCGAGGGTGAGGTGAAGGTCACCGTGCATGAGGATTCGGGCATCGTGTTTGACGTTGGCGACACCGTGACCGCAAGGGATAATCTCACGGGCATCACCGTCAACGCCTCGATAACCAAGAAAATCGTCAAAGTCTCCAACGGCGTCCTAAGCGTCGATTACGAGGCCGAATAAACAGTAAGGAGCCGATTATGGCGCGTATCGACAATGCGACGGTCATGCAATGCGACCGGTGCGGGAAACACAAATGGTACAAGGACTTGGACGATCCGGATATCAAGACGTGGTACAACGTCAACCGGTTGGACTCCTCCGGCACGGTCCACGACTACCTGTTTTGCGATCAGGATTACGCGGACTATGTGAACAAGCTCAAGGACTTTGATAACAGCTTCGACAGTTGGATGCAGAACGGAGGCAAGCGGAATGGCTGAACTCGTCACCGGTCATGCGGGCAAGGCGCACGCGACAGCGGAGCAGGCGGCGGGATTGAACGCCGGCATTCTCGGCTTGGATGATTATGTGCTCAACGTGCATGACAAGCTCAAGATCACGGTCGTTTCGGCGAACAAGGTGACCATCGGCACGGGCGAGCTGGTCATGCAGGGCCGTCACGTCAGCCAAGGCACGCCCGAGGATCTGATCGTCACCAACGGTTCGCAGGGTCAGAAACGCAACGACCTGATCGTATGCCGCTATGCGAAGGGCTCGCAGAACATCGAGAGCGCGAAACTGGTCGTGGTCAGGGGCACGCCCACCACGGGCACGCCCACCGACCCCGCCGTGAACACCACCAGCCCGTTGGACGGGGGCACCACCTACGACATGCCCTTGTACCGCATCCCGCTGGACGGCATCACCATCGGCACACCAGTCGCATTGTTCAACGTGTTGAAGCCGATGAGCGACGTGTGGGATTCCCTAACCCAGCGTTCCACGACATGGAGGGTCCCCTACAGCAACAACAGTATTTCGCTGACGCGCGTGGGTGATATCTGCTTCGCGGGCGGCAACGTGAAATTCAACCAGAGCGGCGAGAACAACTACACACAGGCGCTGGAGACCATACCCGTGGGGTATCGTCCAGCGGAAACGTCGAACGTTCCCATCGCCGTGTTCGGCGGCAACACCACGTTCATCCTCTACGGCGAGCATACGGGCCGTGTGGTCATGCTCGGCAACCCGAACAACGCATACGCGGGATGCACCGGCGTATGGAGGACCGCCGACCCGATGCCCGCCGCATAGCTTCGGGACACTGGCTCAGGCGGTTGCACTGTCTTGCAGTGACCCCACGGGTCATAGCGCGTATGAGACGGTCATGCCGAACGCGTTCGTGCCCTGCGTGCCGCCCTGATTGGCGTAGGTCATGGTTCCGTTCGCGTTTACGTTGATGATCTTCTGGTTCGCGCCGTCGCGTCCGCCGTAGGAGAAGTTCAAGTCCATTGGAGGACGCCAGCTTTCGGGCAGGGTTCCGAAATTGCCGGTGTTCCACGAGCCGGACGCCGACGACTTCCAGTCGATGCGCAACGTGACGAGCGAGCCGCGACGGTAGCCTTTGACGGTACCGTAAGTGGAGTTAATCAGCGTCAGCATTTCGGTCTGGGTTAGGGAAAGCTACGCGGTAATCCAACAGCCGGATATACCGACGAATCGGCCGGTATATCCGGTGCCGTTCAACACCATTTTCCCCTCCGGCGTGCCGTAAAGGTAGAAACTGATTGCACCGCTGTTGTCGGTGCCGCGCATGACCGCGCGGGAATCGCCGGACGGTCTGAAACCCTTCGGGATTGTCTCGTTGACGGACACGTTGCTGGTCTGATTGAAATTGCTTGTCAGCGTGATATACGCGCAGGCGGTGACGATACGGCCGACGCGAACCAGAGTGATATGCCTATCGGAGTACGGCATCTTGACTTGGCCTGTGACAGGGGTTAGGGAATCCCGTTCAGGCTATTAGGGCTCGTTCCCAGAGGCGTTGCGCGTCTCGCAAAGCCGTGATATCCGGTTTGAGGTAGTACTTTGCGGTGGTTTTGATGTCGCTGTGGCCGAGCATTTTGCTCACGATGGCGATGTCAGCCCCGGCGGCCAGAGTGTTCGTCGCCCATGAGTGGCGCAGGTTGCGTGCGGGCACGTGCGGCAGGTTATGCCGTTTGCACCAGCTCGCGTATTGGCGTGCGGTTTGCGGCGGGGTGAGGGTGCCGATGAGTCGGCCCCCCTCGCGTGGCCTGAGCTCGCGCAATCGTTTGACCGCGAAGCGCGGCAACGGGAGCGTGCGGCGGGACAGTTCGGTTTTCGGCGGCACGACGGCCTCATGCCCGCCCACCCATTGCAGGCCCCGCTCCACGTGCAGGACACCTGAGCGCAGGTCGATGTCGCCCCACTCCAGCCCATACCCTTCCTCGGTGCGGAGCCCGCATGAGACGGCACAGATAAGCCACGCCTCAAGCAGATGACCGTAAAAGCCCCGCAACAGTGCGCGCTGCTGACGGATGGTCAATATTCGCGGCTCGTAATGAGGTTTGGCCGGCAGTTGGATGTCGCGTCTGGTGATGTCCACGTCCAACAGGTTCCAGCGGATAGCCCGCCTGAGTATCGCGCGCAATACGGCCCATGCCTTGCGTGCCGCGCCCGCGCTGTCGAAACATGCGAGCCACTTGTCCACGAGCTCCACGCTTATTGCGCTCATGTCCATGCCACCGAAAACCGGCATGACATGCAGCCGCCACGCCGACTCGTAACCAACGCGCGTGCTCTCACGCAGATTCCGCGTGCAATGCGGCCAAAACCGGCCGTTCCAAAACTCTTGTAACAGCATTTTCAACCTCCAAAACCCACACGCCCGTTGGCCTATCCAACGGGGACGAACGTGTGGGTTTTACCCACCGTAAAGGAGCTTTTCCATGTCTTTGCTCACTCACGTCGTCGATTGGCTCGTGCCTTTTATCTGTGGCGGCGTGGCCACGGTTTTGGGCCTGATGTGGCGATGGGGCAAAGCCATGGTCAACGGGCTGCGCGAGCTCCTGCTGTGCCAGTTGGAGGACCTGCGCCGCGAAATGGTCATCGAGCACGACGGAGTGGCGGACGAGGACCTCAAATCACGCTCCCAACGCCTCTACGACAGCTATCACAGCCTGGGCGGCAACGGCCACGGGACATCGCTCAACAATGACATCCAATCCGCGCCGATAGCGCCACGACAGTCCTGACCCACGACCGTGGGCCACAAACAATATCCATCCCAGAGAAAAGGGAAACATGGTCAACAATTTGAAACGTCATCCCAAGCCATCATTGCCGGACGAGCTTCGCCCGGACGTAGCTCCGGAAACCATAACCGAATCCATTAAGGAGGAGTAATAATCATGACCCAAATCCATATCAGCATCAGGAAGCCGAAGACCGGCGGCCTGGACCCGGTCACCGGCCTGATGCGATTCCGTCCGGTGCGTCGCCATTTCGACGCGGACAAGAACCTCATCATCGCGGCCTCGTTCGACGCGGACTTGTCCGAGACGGGTGAGCTGACGGTTGACCTGCTGCCCACGACTAGCGCGTTTGTTTGGCAGGTCATCGAGTTGGCGGACACGCCGCAGGCGTACACGCGCTACGTCGAGGTGCCGGACTCCAAGACCAAGGTCGAATACGCGGACCTCGTGGAAGTGGACGCCGGCACGTTCGTCCCGAAGGACATGCAGGGCTCCCAACTGTTGAAGGTTCGCCACGCTTCCACCCAGTCGGAGGCTGAGACGCTTTCCGCCCGATACCCGGATGCGGTGGTGCTCTTCGACGAGACCGCCACGACCATGAAGGCCGCTATGGCCATGAGCACGTTGGAGTCCATCACGGCCGAAGCGCAGACGAACGCCGCGTTGGCTAGGAGCGCCATGCTGAGCGCACAGTCCTCGGCTGATTCCGCGACCGCCACCCAGTCCGACCTTAATATCCTCGCGTCGAACGCCAACACGTTGGCGGCTAGCGTCGCCAATGATTCGCAGACCGTGGCCGACACCGCCAACGCGGTTGCGGCGAAGGGCGAATCGGCTATCGCCACCATCGATTCGACGGTGCAGGCGGTCAAGGACAAGGCGGAGGCTGCGACCACCGTACTGCCCTCCACCGGCACCACCGAAGGCACCACCGACACCGGCACCACCGAGGAAACCACGGAGGAACCCGGCAAGGACTCCACGCCAGCCAAGGCCAAGAAGGCCACCGTGAAGGGAGCCTGACCATGCCAGCCTTTTACGCCGGCAAACGTGTCGGCAAACCATTATTGAACGGCCACACGTACAACGCCCTATTCAACGGCAAACTCGTATGGCCGCTGGACAAGGACACGGTGGTCTCCATCGAGATCACGGATGACAAGGGCAAGCCGCTGCCCAAGTCGCTGGCCGTGTCCGGCACCCTGAAACTGGGAGCGAAGGCCACCTACGCGGACGGTCATGTTGGCGACCTGCTCACCACCAATGACGTGACGTTCGCGAGCAGGGACACTTCCACCGCCACGGTTTCGGGCAACACGCTCACGTGGCGGCATGGCGGAACCATATTGGTGACGGCCACGGTCAACGGTTTCACTTCCGCCGCCGTGTCCATCAGCGCGGCCTACGCGCCCGAGTCCATCAAGGTCACGGACGATTCCGGCAAACCCATCGACAACATCACCCTGCGCGTCGGCGAGAGCAAGAACCTCAAGGTGACGATCCTGCCCGATGCGGCATCGCAGGAGTATACGGCATCCATCAAGGATGTGAGTCTCGCATCAGTCAGACAACAGTAAGGGGCAATATCATGCCAACAAGGCAGATTCTAGTGGTGGTTGCAACACCTGGGGTTTGAGCGGCCTTCCATGGTCACGTTGTCGGTTGTTGAGGTTATCACGCGGCGTCGAGCAGTTCGATGATCTTCTCGCTTGGTTTCATGAACCCGAGGGTTTTGCGTGGCCGGTCGTTGAGTTCCTCGGCGACCGCGTCGAGGTAGTCCTCCGGGTAGACGGATAGGTCGGTGCCTTTGGGGAAGTACTGGCGCAGGAGCCCGTTGGTGTTCTCGTTGGTGCCGCGCTGCCACGGGGAGTGCGGGTCGCAGAAGTAGACGGCCATGTCCAGCGAGGCGCCGATCCGTTTGTGCAGGGCGAGTTCCGCTCCCTGGTCCCAGGTCAGGCTGTTGCGCAGGAGTTTGGGCAGGTGCTGCATCTTGTCGATGATGGCCTGCTGGACGTGTTCGGCGTCGTGCCCGTCGGGCAGGTGCAGCAGGATCGTGAACCTGGTGGTGCGCTCGACGAGCGTGCCGATGGCGCTTTTGTTGCGGCTGCCGGTGATGAGATCGCCCTCCCAGTGGCCCGGGACCGCCCGGTCCTCGATCTCCGGGGGTCGCTCCGAGATCATGGCCATGGGTTCGCGGAAACGGGGTTTGCGGCCTTGGCCGCCTTGGGGTCTGCGGGCGGTTCGCCCCTGCCTCATGGCGCGTTTCAGCTCCTGCTTGAGTTCGCCCCTGGCCTGCAGGTAGATGGCCTGGTAGATCGTCTCGACGCTCGCGTGCATATCCCCATTATCCGGGAAGTCCAGCCTCAGCCGGTTGGCTATCTGCTCCGGGCTCCAATGCCTGCGCAACCCGGCGGCGATCTCGTCCCACAGTCGCGTGCCCTCGGCCGCCTTGCGCGGTTTGGGGCGTTTGAGCCGGTCCGCGGCCTTCTGCTGGGCGCGGTAAGGCTCGTAACCGCCGGACTCGGGATTCCTGTTGCGCTCGACCTCGCGGCTGACCGTGCCGGGGTCGCGGCCCAGCAGGCGGGCGATGGCGCGGATCGAATCGCCCAGACGCAGACGGTCCGCGATCTGGATGCGCTCCTCCTGGCTCAGGTAGCGCGGATGGAGGGTCTTGGGTTTGTCCATGGTGGAACGATACCAGTCCACCAGGGGTTTCTCGTTCCTTCCCGTGGCGCGCGTCCTGCCGTTGCGCCACGCCTTGCCGGTGCGTTTCGAGACGCCGACCGCGTGCGCGGCCTGGGTGAAGTTCATGCCTTCCTCGTCCAGCAGGCGCACGTACTCGGCGCGTCTCGCCTCGCACATCAGCTTCCTCGTCGGATATTCGACGCCGTTGAACGTCCAACGGTGTTCCCCGCCACGGTCTTCGTTTCGGTGGCTTCTGGTCACCTGACCCTCCTTGCGGTAGGTCAGGTGTTGCAACGATCACTAGAACCCGCCCAACAACAGCGTTTAGGGGGGGGGGCTAGTGTCCGCGCCCTCAAGGAGGGCGACACCTCCATCACCATCACCGCAGGCAGCATCGTAAAGACCATCCCGGTCAGTGTATGGGGAAACAAATGGGTGCTGCCCACCCTGCCCGCCACGCGCAACGGAATCACGTTCACAGCGGCCGGCGACGGCATGGTACACGCGAAGGGCACAGCGACCGACTGGGCGACCATCCTCGTCACCCAGGACCTGCCGGCCGGCGAGTACACGCTCGAACACACGCTCGTCGACGGTGTCGGCCCGTTCTGCGAGCTCAAATCCACGGACGGCAGGATCGACCTGTTCTCGCATGGCACGGTCAAGGCGACGCTCCCGGCGGGCGACTACCAGATGCTCGTCAGTGTCTCGCCCGGCAAGACCGTGGACGCAACCATCACCCCAATTCTCAGGAAACTCAACTAAGGCCCCGATATTGGGGCCTTCCCATAAAAGGAGGCCCCAATATGGGCGCACTATCAATAACCGGTATCAAACCGGGGTCCACGAGTCTGAAACTGACCGCCGGCAAGATTACGAAAACCGTGCCGATTACCGTATTGTCGCGTAACCTGCTGTCCTACGGTCCCGCGTCGGGCAACGGGTTGACCGTCACCGTGGCGCAGGACGGGTCGCTTGATTTCAGCAGCGGCACCGAATCGGTGCCATTGTACAAGGGCGTGCGCTGGGAGTTCGACGTGCCCGAAGGCATCGTTGGCGTGCCTCTCATCATCTCCTACACGGGCGATGTGCCCGGAAACCTGGTCATCGGCATCTACGCCAACGCGAATAGCCTCGGCGGCGTCTATCAGGGGAAAAACAACACCGTGGTCACCATCCCCAAGGGGACCACACGCATCGAGCTGCGCATCTTGCGTGGCGGCGTCACGGCCGGCAGCGTGTCGGGCAACCTGAAAATCCAACTCGAACTCGGGAACACCGCGCACGAGTGGATGAAACCCGATGTCACAAGCCTTGAGGGGGGGGGGTTATGAATTAGCGAACCTGTATCCGCGTGTCACCGGACTGCCTAAAACATTAGGCACCGACCCGGGTGTTATGGTCACGGAACCATCGCCGGGCACGTACCGTTTCAAAGGCTCCACCACACAAAAGGTTGACTCGTGGGATAGCCTGACATGTTCCGTCCATGTGGACGCGGGCACGTACACGCTGGACGCCTCCGACTGGCCGTATGACAGCAGATTATGGTTGATTGGCATCCAGTCCAATCTCACCCCCGATGACGGCAGCGGACAGACAATCGCGTTCGAACCTAAGGGCTATGGGCCGCGAACCTTGAAGGCCGGAACGCTGACCCTCAACATTTTCATCAACACCACGGGCGAGGTCGATAAGACGTTCACTCCCCGCCTGTACAAGATCGACTGATTCTAGCCCCACACCATACCGTGTGGGGCTTTTTCATTGACGGCCCCGAGTGGGCCCCGATAATCCTGACCCACGACCGTGGGCCACAAACAAATATTCATCCCAGAGAAAGGGAAAACATTGGTCAACAATAAAGACAAGCCGAAGCCGTGGCATAAGCGCCTGTTCGCCAAGGTCACGGCGCTGGCCGCCGCCGTGTGCATGATGCTGCTCCCGGCGACCGCGCACGCGGACATGCAGGGCGTGGACATGAGCAACTGGCAGTGCGGCGCGGACGTGTACAACATGCAGGCCGATTTTATCGTGGTCGGCACCACATGGGGCACCGGGCAAGTCAACAACAACTGCTTGGTGTCCGGTGTGAACACGGACGCCAACCGCATGATCTATCAGGCGCAGGCATCCGGCAAGAAGTTCGGCCTCTACCATTACGCCATGGGCGGTTCGCCCGAGGGCGAGGCCCAATTCTTCTACCGCAACACCAGCAACTATTGGCGTCACGGCATCGTGGCGCTCGACTGGGAGATGGACGATAATCCGGCATGGGGCAACTGGGACTGGGTACGCCGCTTCATGGCGGAATGCGAACGGCTCTCGGGCGGCGTCAAGCCGCTGCTCTACACCGGCCCCGTGGCCGGCACCATCCCCGGCGACATCCGCGCCAACTACGGTTTGTGGATCGCGCAGTACGCGAACATGAGCCCGACCGGCTATCAGGCATCCCCGTGGATGCTGGGCGCATACGGCGAGGCCATGCGCCAGTACTCCGGCACCGGCGTGGTCAACACGTGGAGTCCCATCGACCTCAACCTGTTCCGCGGCGAGGCATGGCAGTGGGATTTGTACGCCAACCCGACCGGAGGCGGCACGCCCCCGTCCACGCCGGCAACGCCCGCGCCCGTGCAGCCGAGCACTCCCCCGGCCAACACCAACACGGGTGGCATCAGCCACGTCATGCAATGGGGAGAAACCATCTGGGGACTCGCCGTCGCCTATGATGCTTGGCCCCTGTCCGCGTGGCATACGCCCAGCGGTGACATCAACCGCTACTACGTGGGCGACGTCGTAACCTACGGCGGCGGCACCGCCCCCGCATCGTCCGGCGGGGTCTCCAAGGTCCTCCAATGGGGCGACACCGTGTGGGATTTCGCCACCTCCCACGGCTACAACGTCAGCCAATGCACGGTACCCTCCGGCAACATCAACGTCTACTACGTGGGCGACACAGTGACCTGCCGCTAACCCAAACCGATGCCGCCGTCACCCCCGATGGCGGCATCACCACATCAATGATCGGAGCAAAAACATGACCGACAACACGTTGGACACCCAACTCGAAGAAACCACGGAAACCGGCACGAACAACATTCCCGACCATACGGCCACGCCGTACACGCCCGTATTCAATGACACGGTGCGCACCGTCATCTACGTGGCCACGCTCGTCGCCTCGGTCATCGGACTCGGGTTCATAAGCTTCGGCTCCCCCGAAATCGGCGGTTTCATCAGTACCGCCGCAGGCATCATCGCCGCAGGATTCGGAGTCGCATACAACCCGGTACGTATGGCCGGTAAGTAGCCGCAGCGAATAAACACCACCGCCCCTCCCCCGGCAGTAATGCTGGACGGAGGGGCGGTTTTCGCGTATCAGGATATACCGGCATGACGGTACGGGCTGTCACGTATACTGTAAATGTCGTTTATGGCCCGGTTTCCGAACAGTCACCCGCTGGTGCGCGTGCCATCCCGTTCAAGGGAGGATAGGAAACCGGGCCATATTGCTATTGCCGTGGAGTGGGATGCCAGTAGGTTCCTTGCGGCTAGACGGGGCCGATTTTTCACGTTTTACGGGGATAAAAAACAGTGGTGTCGGCGGAATCGCGAGGATAATGCAGGGCACCTGAGATTCACTCGGTCAGTGGAGGAAGGTTGTAATAAAGACGCGCGATTCGCTCGGCCTCCCTGTTCTCCCGCTCATCTCTCCCTAGCACCAGAAGCCACACAGCATTTTTCTGAGCCAACGGCACAGGCGCTTTCAACTGTTTGATGCATCCACGCTCTTGTAGGAACTTAGATTCACGACTCAAGCGATTTCGAGCGGTTCGCGTTCTTGCCGATGAAGCATCAAACGCTGAGTCTAAAGTAGCTTCTTCTGCGGTTAAGACTAGGCCCATGCCTTCAGCCATCTTATCCCAGCCCTCCCAATAGACCCAGTAGGGGCGATCATGGTATACAACAGCATTCACATCTTCTTTGTCGATGACTTTTGATGCCATGTAGGTCATCATTGATAACGCCAGCAAATCAAGTGTCTGCTTACCCTCTTCATTGGTTTTGGAAAACTTGCCTTGGCGTGCGAGGTCGTACACTCGGTCAACGTTTCGGTATCCCATTTCGTCCGTCATCTTTCCTCCACACCTTCGACTAATCTGAGGTATGGAACTCTTGTCAGGGTTTCGTTTTTTGCCCCGTGGAATCTTCACCTTCCACGGGGTTTCTTTATTCACTCGTACATGATAGCAGATAATCACGATACAGTACACACAGTGAGTCTCGTCTGAATACGATTACTAGTCACACTGATATAGGAACATACATAAAGAGATACAAAAAAAGGTTACATAAATTTTATACAAAAACCCGATTTTGATTTTTTGACAAAATCCACGCCGCATCAACGCGACACGGCCTCCCATAAAATCCACCCCCTCCCTAAGCCTCTTCGCCATCCGACATGACCCATCAAGCCCGCCGACTCCTCACGGGCCTCCACAAGGCCGCTGGACGCCCTAACAGGGCCGTCCCGCAACGAGCCGAAATCGTTCCGCAAGTCAACCCGCAAGTTTGTTGGAGAATGTTGGAGAACGACATTCCTAGACACCGGAAATCTTACCCAAGATACAACGAGACCCCTTGCAAACATTGGTGTTCGCAAGGGGGCTCAATGCCTAATCAGCGGGCGTTTCAGCACACCTTCCACATCCAGTAACGTATAATGAAATCAACGGCTCCCACGGAAAGAACGGCGGAATTCCAACGATTTGATACGATTGGTATACCATTGGAATACCATTCGCCACGGATTGTTTGTTGGAGAATGTTGGAGAATGAAGGATGCTGAATGCCTAGGATAAGGAAAACCGGAGCGGTCTACCCCATCCGCCACGAGCAGCGGAAAACACTCAAGGACGGCACGGTAAAGACATACGTGAACTGGCAGGCCAAGGTGGACGGCCGATGGGTGTCCGCCAAGACCTACAAGGAATGCGACAGAAAAATAGCCGAAGCCCTCAAGGAGAAAACCGAATGGGGCATGGGCGTAGACCGCGCCACCCGGCTCGGCGAGTACGCGGAACGATGGTTCGAGCTGAAACGACGCGACCTGAAACCCAAGTCCATCAACAACTACGCGAGCCTCATAAGCGTGCACCTGTGCAAGTACGCGAACGAGAAGCTGGGCGAAGTGACCGCCTCGGCGGTGCAGCGCATGATAGCCAACATGCGCAACCTCGACGGCACCCCATGCTCGTACAACCGGCAGCTTGGCTTCTACAACATCCTCAACCAGATATTCAAGGCGGCGGTGGCCGACCGGCTGATACCCACCAGTCCGGTCACCAGCGCGGCAAGGCCGAAACGCAGGGACACGGGATTGGCCGGGGACCGGCGCACCATCAACGGGCCCGTGGCCGTGTCGGCGGACAAGCGCAGCGGCACGCAGGACCGCAAGGCGTTCACCGTGGAGCAGATGCAGGACATGCTCGAAGCGTCCTCCGACGACCTGTTTCTGGGGGCACGCCAATGGTGGCGTCTGCTCACCGGCATGAGGCAGGGGGAGATACTGGGAGCCACATTGGACGATCTCGACCTGTGGCGGGACAAGACGTTGGAGACACCGGACAGCGGCGAGATATGGATAGGCACCTACACGGTGAACTGGAAGCTGGAAAGCCTCGACAAGGAGCATGGGTGCGGGGAGCCCGGCAGGGACGGAAGATACCCGTGCGGTTTCAAACGGCCTTCGAGTTGCCCCCGATACCGGTGGAGGGTGCCGGACGGGTACGACATGATACACCTGTGCAAGGGGTTCGCGTTGACGCCGCCGAAGTCCGCGAGAGGCAAGGTCGTGCCGATAATCCCCCAGTTGGGCACCGTCGTGCACCGGTATCTGGAGGCCACGGACGGCATCATCCCGAACCCGTACAACCTGATATTCAGGACGCGCGAAGGACTCCCGATATCCGCGTTTGATGACAGGGCCGGTTTCCGCGACCTCATGCGCAGGGCGGGCATCCCCGACCATGAGAACCGGTACGGGCATGAATGCCGCAATTCGGTGGTCAGCCTCCTGTTCCACATGGGCGTCGACCCCGGCATCATCCAACGCATCGTCGGCCATTCGTCCGTGGAAATGAGCGAGCATTACCGCACCGTGCCGATAGAGGATTTGATGCGAGGCATGGAGACGATAGGCGACGGGCTCGATTTGAAGCAGATCGAATGGAAGGCGTAAGCATATTCCCGGCATCAAGAAAAATGGTCTCGTCCTCTAATACAAGAGGACGAGACCACTTGCCTCATGAAAGCCATCCGGCAATAATCGTGTCTCCCAGGCTGAACTCTTCTTGTATAAAGCTGACTGGGTGTTCCAGCCGACGCTGGGCTCGTTCCAGCGCCCCTTCTAGGAGTGAAACGCAGGGTGCGGTACAGCAATGGTATTCACGGCATGATTTCCTAGAACGGTTCGAGATGACACTGCCGCACACGCGGCATTTGTCTCCTGGCTTGGACGGTTCAGGGAATAGTCTATCGACCCAACTGTCTATGCCCCCGTAGGGGTCGGCACCTATCACCTGTCTTACATCCTCCGGCAGGCTGGCATCACCAATCACAGAACGTATTGTGTACTGCTCCCCCATATCAACGAGTCCATTTGCGTTGAGCTTTCGAGCGAGAAATATCAGCAGCTCCGCGCATTTGCCCGCATCATATGTAGCCGTATGGTATTCATTCTCAGATAATCCGAGGTTAAATTTCCTGCATAGATTACCGAGATTATACGGATGGCTGCCACTCAGCCCAGGATAGATCAGCTTCGCTGCCTCGTATGTGCATACATAGTCGAATACCGGCATGGGGATTAGGTATTGTTCACATGCCTTTTCCATCATGGATATGTCGGCGCTTTTCGCGCTGTGAAATGCGAGAATGTCCTCCCCCATAAACTCGCGCAATGGTTCGAGAACATCAGGCCATGAGGGAGCGCCGATAAGGTCTTCGTCTTTTACATGATTGTGTCGCATGTTCTGTGGATTCCACTCGCTTCGCGGCACAGCCGGGGCCACTGGGCAATCGAAGGAATCCACCTGACGGCCGTTGCGCACTTTTACTGCGCCGGCCCAGCATATGCTTCCCGGCTTATTTGACACTGTTTCAAAATCTATCGCTACGAAGTCCAATGACACGAGAGCCTCCTTGATCTTGTCCATACAAAGCGATTGTAGGTCGTGAATCGCGGCGCGGCGTGCATTAGATTGCGGAAATAGTAAATCGGGTGCATAATCAAAACTATGGAATCGAACATTTGTTCTAGTGAGTTGACCGCAGGGTCGTGCGGTCGTATGTCGTTCGATTCTTCAAAGGAAAAGAAAGAGGTCCGCCCATCCCGCGAAGAACCGGCGAACCTCTCAGCATTGCCCCACCACCAGAAGGAGGTGCGACATGAGCTAGTCTAACACTATTCGACTCGCCTGCGGCCTACCGA